AACCGCATTAGTTAATTTAGATACAAATAAAGCAGTTGCAGGTTGGAAAGAAAATATATTTTCATCAATAGACTTAACACCCGGCAAGGAATTAGTATTTACGGAATCTGAATTAACAGCAGAAATAACTCGTCTCCAAACTGAATACGATGCCCAAGCCTATGCCAGAAACAGGCAAGCAGAATACCCAAGTCTACTTGAGTTGACAGTAGCACTCTACGACACAGACGATAAATCAGCCGTTGAAGCTAAGAGAGCCGCAGTAAAACTGAAGTACCCAAAACCATAATAACGGACAAAAGTGTCCGTATGCAACCTTGAAATATAGAACCTTAACTCCTAATTTGCAATGAAGAATGAAAGTCCACAAGTCACTATTTGGGGGAGCAGGTAATGCACTGGAAAACCGAAAGTTACTTAATTTCTGGGCAAGATTTATTATTTCGGTTGCTAATTCGATTACGTTTCTGGTGCTTCTGTACCTACTATTCTATGCGGACATCAAGGAGACATCTCGTGACTTGGTTAATATCCTTGTTGGAGCATACGTTGCTGTCCTTGCAAAAAGTACGGATTATTGGTTTCGTGAGAAAAAAGACCATGAGCATGAAGAGGAAATGGATCGGGTAAAAAATGGTTAAATTTATTGGGAGGTTTATAGATTTTTTGACACTACCAGATGATGATGACCACTTCATTATTGAAAAATGGAGAAAAGAATCCGACCAAGCAGACAGGTTAGAGGATTTTGAACGTGCAAACCAAACTAACAAACAAAAAAATAAAACTTTAAGCAGTAATCTCTGATGGCAAATGGAAATGGGAATAATGCTATACAAGCAGTTACAGAACACACGCTGGTCAAAACATTTACCCCACTTGTCGTTGCTGCTCTGCTGGCTACTGTAGGATGGTTGTTTTCAACTGTTATGGATGTAGAAAAAGTAGCTCTTGAAAATTCAACCCATATTAAACACTTGCACATGGCAGAAGAAGATTTTGGTAAACAAATCGAACAAGTCCAATCTAAATTAACTGATCTACGAATTAACGTAGGTCGATTAGTCCACTAATGGAGTCTCACATGTCTATCAACAACATTTTATTAGTATTGGGCAGTTTAGTAGTAGCCTCAATTACATGGCTACTGGTGACAGTCTCAGAACTGAGTGGAGATGTTAAAGTTATTAAATTTCAAGTGAATCAAAATAGTGGTGATTTAAAGATACTTACTGCTAAAGAATGAAAATTCTATTATTGATTATAGTATTATCAGGATGCAGTGCAGTTAGTAGTAATAGATTAGGACATTGGATAGACACCTATCCGAGTGAATACTCAATCTGGCAGTGTGTTGAGCCAGTTACACCATATAGAAACGAGGAGTGCTAGATGCCTTTCATAATCGCAGGAGTAGTAAAGAGTATGGCTTTTTCAATGCTAGGTAATTCGGGAGTAATCGAAAAAGTTATTATTTTATTATTAGAAACATTAGCAAAAAAGACTGATTCAGACGTTGACGATAAATTGGTCCAGTTGCTAAAAGAATCATTGGGCAAGTCGGACAAGTAGTCCGATTTACTAATCCCATGTGGGTTGGCACTAGACGACAATTCAATGGGCTTATAATAGGTGGGGTAGCTATGTATATTACAAAGAATTTTACGACTAGCGAGGTTGCTTGTGCTTGCTGTGGCAAGAGTGACATGGATGAAGATTTTATGAAGGTACTTCAATCTGTACGAGACGAGATGAAAAGACCACTAAAGATTACGTCAGGGTACAGGTGTGAAAAGCACAACAGCAGGGTTTCAACAACAGGCAAGACTGGTCCTCATACCCATGCAAAGGCAGTAGATATTTTAATTAGTGGAGCAGATGCAATGAGACTTTTTGCTATTGCTCAGAGACATGGCATATCTGGCATTGGGTTATCTCAAAAAGGACCACACAACAAAAGGTTCTGCCACATTGATAGTCTGACTCCTGAAGAGGGGCCAAGACCAACCGTTTGGACGTATGGGTAAATGGAAATTGAATTTGAGTTGGAGTCTGGGCTTGTTTGTGACTTTGAACCTGATTTTGAGTATGCCGAAAACTACTCTGTCTTCGGAGAAGTACATTGGGAACTTCAAGACGGGAATCATTCGGGAACTGTGGCAAGCCTGCTCGACTGCTCATCAGAGTATGAGTACCCCCCAGCATATCTACTACCGTCTGTGTGACTGTGCAGTAGATGTTATTAGGACCAACTACGATAACGTCACGAGAGTACAAAAAATGAGTTTGGAAGATTCTAAACAATTAGCAGTAGTCATAAGACTAAACTGTAACAAGTATCGAAACAAGTAATGGCATTGCTACCAATACAGATACCACCTGGCTTTTTCAGAAATGCCACCCAATACCAAGCAAAGAACCGTTGGTATGACGGAAACTTAGTTAGGTTTTCAGAAGGTCGGCTAAGACCGATTGGTGGTTGGCAACGGTTAGCTGATACCCAGATTCTTAAAAAGGGTGCAATTAAACCACTTACTATTGTTGCTGCTGGAACAGGATATTCTGCCGGGACACTTTCAGCAACAGGAGGAGGAGGTTCAGGCTTTGCTGGGACTTATACTGTGAGTGGTGCAGGTGCAATATTAACAACAACGATTACCAACTTTGGAAGTGGATACAGCAGTGCCCCAACGATTGTTATTTCTCATGCAGGGAACAGCAATGCTAGCATCACGGCAGAAACTCACGGTACTCTAGTTGATCCAATTAGAGGACTACATTCATGGAGATTAAGCACAGGAGCAAGATACCTTGCAGTCGGGAGTGTCCAGTCACTAAGGTTGTGGGATGGAAGTCAATCTTCTGGTACCAACGCACCCATTTATGATATTACTCCATTAGCAGGAGCAGGGCCAACAGGATCAATAGATTTTAATTCCCAAGAAGATTTCTTAATACCGGGACTTGGTTACGGGGCATTAGAATACGGGGGGGATTTAGGAAGGACTAACTTCGACACTTCTACGGGAACAGGAGTGGGGGGAGACATTTATGGAGGACCAAGGTTCCCTTCCACAGACCCCGATGTTACTGATATTGATGCCTTTAGAGATAATTTTGCTAGTTGTTGGTCCATGGATAATTTCGGGGATGACCTGCTAGCATGCCATTCTGGAGAGGGTACTATTTGGCATTGGTCCTTGGCAACAGGAGGAACTACTGACGGGACGTTTACTGTTACAACTTATGGTGAAGTTACTGGAGTAAATCAACCTGCTGAGGCAGATCATTCAGGTAACTGGCAATTGTTACAGACACACACAAATGTTGCTCAGACCAGTACTTCAGGTTCAGGGACAGGAGTCAAGCTTACGATTGTCGTAAATGATGCATACGAAATAGATACAATTACTGTCACAACAGCAGGGATCGGGTATGAAGTTGGAGATACTATTGTTGTTACTGATCCCGGAAATACATCGTCTACAGCAAATATTATAGTCACAAGCATAGGAGTAGCAACAGTTACGTCTACTGCACATGGATTGTCTGATACTGATATTGTTCAAGTATCTTCAGTCGGTGATTTACCGTCAGGACTTCCAGCCTATACAGATTTATTTGTTAGGGACAAAACGGCTGATACATTTAGGTTAGCGACCAGTTCTGGGGGAACTGCAATGACGTTTGATTTAGGTTCTGGGTCACATACTTGGGTCCACAGAACAGGAGGGTCAATAGCATTTAATAATGCCACACAAACTGCCTCTCCTCCTGTCCAGTTAGCAAATGCACCAGTTTCAAATGTTGCTGTGCTAGTAACACCTGAGAGGCACATCTTAGTTTTAGGTGCAGGAGGCAACCAAAGACGTATCCAGTGGGCACACCAAGAAGGATTAACTGGGACTGCAAACTGGACACCTGCACTAACAAATACAGCAGGGGATTTAGACCTTCAGACTAAGGGTAGGATTGTTGGTGGTTTTAAGACTCGTTATGGCATATTGGTTTTTACAACATCAGATGTATGGAGGACAAACTATCTTGGGCCTCCTTACGTATATGGAGTAGAACGTCTTACGGAAGGGGGTGGTCCAGTAGGAATGAAGTGTATAGCAGGTTCGGCTGATTTCGTGGCATGGATGTCAAGGGGCCGTTTTTGGAGTTACACTGGAGGATATATAAAAGAGTTATCCTGTGATGTTGCAGACTTTGTTTTTAGGGATATAAACCTAGACGTGGAAGGTCTTATAGCAGCAGGGCATAATCCTGAGTTTGGTGAAATTACATGGTTTTATCCAAAAGAAGGAGATGATGTGTGTACCCGGTATGTGACTTATTCTTATAGGGAACAGCACTGGGTTACAGGAGAGCTTGAGAGAACTGCTCTTGAACCGTCAGATGCTCTTGGTTATCCAGTTTGGGCCGGAAGTGATGGGTACCTTTATCGTCACGAAATGGACCCAGATACACAGTCCACACCAATCCCAAGGGACAACACGGTTGTTGCCCCTGCTGACGTTAGTGCTTTGTCTGCTAAAGCTAATAGAGTTGTTGCAAAAGGTGTTAATGCTTCTCTGCACCCTAACGTTGCCACAGAGAGTCATTTGTGCTTTGCAGAAACGGGAGCAGTAGAAATTGCTGGTGGTAACAAAATGATGTCAGTCTCACAAATCATAACGGATACAGATGCTGGGACCAATGGGTTAAGAATGAAAGTTACAGTTGCAGATACTCCCGACAAAGCCGGGATAGAGAAAGGCCCATACACTCTGGAGTCTGATGGATACACAGACACTAGGTTTGTGGGGAGGCAAACATTTCTACGGGTGGAATCACCTTTCGATCAAGAGTGGAGATTTGGTGAAGTTCGTTTTGATGCAGCAGCTTCAGGTTCAAGATGAAAACCCAGAAGCCTTTACCGAATCCTCCGACAGAGTATGAGCCAGAATACATGTATGACTTGTCTTCATTAATAATTGGTGAGGAAGCAGTCACAGTAAAAGTTGATAGGGATAATATTTTTGATACTGGGTCAATAATTCTCAGATCAGCAAACGGAAATTATTTTAAGGTTGTAGTATCAAATGCCGGGGCACTCAGCACTACTGCAGTTACAACGGTAGACAGTAGACCAATTACAAGTACAAATCCATACGTATAAAGGAACTATGAATAAAAATCCATCAAGGAGTTGGCTTCAGGCAAACGGCCCAAAAGACCACATACTAGCACATATAACTCCAGCAGAAGGCAAATATTTGGAGGACAATCTAGGTGCATCAGGGACAGTAAACAGGAAGACTAAGTTAAAACAGTATTTCCTGAGTGGCCTTTTAGGTGGCAGCAAGCCTCCACCTCCTTCAACAACATCAGCAGAACTTGATCCAGCAGTCAAGAAATTCCGGGGGGAAGTTTTTGATAAGGCCGGAGATGTAATGAACCGGGAATACGAAGGATACGAAGGTGACAGAGTGGCTGAAATGTCTGGAGACACTGCTGCTGCTCACGAAGGTGTCCGTGGTATGCAGGGTCAGGGTCAGGAAGCATACGGTGCTGCTGGCAAAGTTGGTCAAGATGCTACAGGATATAATGCAAAGCAAGTCGGTGGTGGAAATTTTTTAGGAGGTCAGGGAGTTGACCAGTACATGAATCCACACACTGCCAACGTAATTCAGGGCATGCAAGGTCAGGCAATGAAGGCAATGCAAACGGGGAGAAACCAGATCGGGGCACAAAGCCAGATGGCAGGTGCTGGCATGGGTTCTCGGAGTGCATTAGAGAAAGGTGCAATGGCAGGTGAGGTTATGTCCAACCTAAATCGTCAGACTGGTGAAATGCTGAACCAGAGTTTCCGAGATGCTTCACAGCAGAAACGTCAGGATATGACGATGGATCAGGATGCACAAAAATACAATCAGCAGGCAGGGATGGAGGAGCAGAGAATAAAGATGGCAGGAGCAGATCAAATGGCTGGGATGGCAGATAGGTCTCGTGGTGCTACCGCACAAGATTCACAGATGCTTTCTCAGGTGGGTGCCGACATTGAGGGTCGGGCACAGAACCAGATGGATGTAGATTACGGAGATTTTGTTGAGGAACGAGATTGGGATAAAAACAACACTATGTTTGCATCAAATGTTTTAGGGGGTGCCCCTTCGGGTACACAAACCACTGCAGCCGGAGGAATGGGAAAAGGCAGTAAACTAGGAGGTGCTATCGGAGCAGGTCTAACAGGATGGGCTTCCACTGGCAACCCTTATATTGGTCTTGCTGCTGGTGGGGCTTCACTACTTAGTTAAAGGTAATTATGATTAGAAGAGGAAACAAGTCACAGGATGGTCTGCTGGCATCTAAACTGTCTGGTGGGAAAAAGGACTTCGATTGGAGTCAATTAAATCCATTAAACTCTAAGTGGTTAGGGGGGGATAGGGGGTCAACTCCTTCTCAAACTTGGCAAAATATAAAAGATGCTTGGGGTTCGGATGAAGATGATTCTCTGGTTAGGCATTATGCCCAAGCAGGAGGAGATGCAGAAGGTCTTGAAGGGATGGCATACGGGGGAAAAGGCCCAACCTATCCTGATGAAAAACTGACAGTTGAAAACAACCCACTTAATCCCCATGAGGTGCCGGAATTTATCTCATCTCAGATGGCAGATCAGAAGTCTTACAGTGATCCCGAATTTGGTGGAATGGAATTAGAGGAGAAAAGGATTGCTGCCGAAAAAGCATTAGCCCAACAGACCCCTTCACTTGCTCCTCCCGAAGCTGGTATGCTGGCAAGTCTATTGGGGCAGGACAAAGACTCAGGACTTGCTTTGGCAGGAGGGGGGATGGCAGAAGTGGGTGACGATCCAAATACACTACAGAACCGATTCCCCTCATTGGATTTAGCAGGGATTTCGGAGCGTGTAAAAGCCGAGGAGGAAGGCCGGGGATTAGCTAAAAGTTACGGAAGAGGACACGATGGGGGAAAGAAAAACATGCACGGAATGTTAGGGTATGGTAGTAAAGAAAAAAAGCCGTGGGAAAGTTTAACCGTACTTGAAGGTGGATCAGCAGCCGAACAAGTTACTGGTTCTCCACATGACGGGACAGCACCAACACCATCATTGTTGGCAGCCCAAACTGGAACAGGAGACCACGTAGGAGTTGACCCAGAAGAGGGTGAGGGTCTAATGGCAAAATTAGGTAACCTAATGTCTAGTGATTCTCCTAAAACCAAACCTCTTTCAAAGAGCAAACAAGCTGGCATCAAGATAGCAACAGATTTACTTACTGGGGGCAACAGGGATGCACCTGTGCTAGCTCCATCATCGGGAGTAAAAATGGGGAGAGCTGCATTTCCGGGCCTGCTTGCTGCTTCACAAAGACCTGTAAACCAAAGATACACACCTAAAGGATTAGGATAATATGGCAAATTCTTTATTAGCATATTCTGACACTGAAGGACCAGTGAAAGGGTATAAGTATCCTTTGTCAGACGATGCTAAAGCTGAAATAGAAAAAGAAGAGGAAGAGGAAGAAACGGGCTTTAATCCTCTCCATGCAGCAGCTTTATCTGCTGGAGCTTCACTGCTGAGAAATTCTGGGTGGAGTCGGAACCCTATGTCTCTGGGTGAGTCTATTGGTCATGCTATCCCACATGGCATGCAAGCATACTACAATCAAGATGCCCTCAACCAAAACGAACAAGCAGCACTTTACGAGAGACAGCAGGCAGAGCAGACTGTACTCGATGCCAAGCAAAAGGCAGAGGATGATATAAAGATACAGGAGCAGGATCAGGAGTCCTTCAGCCAAATGATGAATGAGTTGGGATTATCTGTAACGGAGCAAAAAACCATGCTCAGATTTTATATGAAAAATCCTAAAGAAGCATCAGCTTACCTTGCCAAGCAGATCATGGATAAGGGTAAGACAACGGAGAAAACTAAGATGCTTACTCTTGCCGAGATAAAATTAGAGGGGTTGGACGAAGGGCAGATGTATCAACGTAAACCAGACGGAACGATTTCTGTGTTACCTTCTCCAAAAAAAGATGGGACGTGGAAATTTATGACTAAAACCCAAAAGAAAGACGAAGGTCTCCCCATCGACCAAGTATGGCAGATAAGTGAAGGTGGGGAAATAAAACGAGCAAAATTTGAGGATGCTCCTAAAAAGAAAGATACTTTCCGTGAGAACATATCAAAGCTGCAGCCTAACGGTAAATACCAGATGAGAAAAATTCTTTTCAGTGCAGACGGGAAAACCGAAATTGATTTAGGTCCATCGGAGCTACAGGCAGCACCACCGAAAGACGAGACTTATGATTATTTCAATAAAACAGATTTTTTAGCCCACCCTAAATTAAAAAACTTAAATTGGCCGGTTGAAGCACATGCTGCTGCCGTTGATGGGTCTGGTGAACTTAAAGGGTTTTATACAGCAGAGAATGCTTTTATACCTACAGGAACAAAAGGTATTGAATTAGAGCAAGCACAGGACAGGATAGATATAGCACAAAATACACTTGAGCTTAAAGAAACAGACTTTCAACAACAACAAGATAATTACGAATCAGATAAAACTCAGGAGATGCTTCAACGGGCAAAAGATAATAAATGGACTCAAGAGAAATTAAATAGGGAAAAATATGCCCATACTGCCAAGATGTCACAGATGGCAAAAAACTATGAGGATAGGACACAATATATTTCTGCCGAAGAATTTCTTGAAGATAATGAGACTGCAAGGCTGCCAAAAGGAGTTGCTTTTTTAGAGGTTACAGACGGCAAAGTAACAAAAATGGTGGAGAAGGATTTTAGCACATGGGTTGAACCTTTAAACAGTGATGCAGATGATGAAATAGGCAAGGAACTGAAAAAGCTATATGCAGACCATGAATTTACTCAGGAGCAAAAAGATATTATTCGTGGGTTGAGGATTGACAAGGATGATCCGATGGCAGCACTTAAACAGGCCCATGACTATATGCAGAAAGAGGGGAAGAAACTAATACAAGCACCAGCATCAATCCTGAAAAAGTATCAGAGTGACATGGGGGTAAGACGTGCTGCTGAAGAAGCACTTGCCATGATTAACGACCCCAAGCAAATGGCAATAATTGAAAAAGAGGTTGGGTTTTTCTACGGGCAAGTTACTGAAAAAGCAAAGCATCCTTTATTCCAGAAGTTTAAGGCTATTGCAACAATGGCTAACTTAACCAAGAGACACGAGTTAATTGGTTCCCAGATGACAGATGGGGAATTGAAATTTACTGAACCACTTTTTGTTTCCGATAAAGACACCGCAACCTCTTTAAAAGTTAAATTACAAACATTGCTCACGGATGCCAATTTTAACCTCGGCCTAACTAGAAATATGTTCTCAAAAGGAGCAGGGTACAACGATGCAGTATGGGGTGATGATGCTACTAAGTGGTGGAACGAGGATGGTACAAGGAAAGCCGGCAGTGAGGACGACCCTACACCTAGTGGTGCAGGACCATACAATAAAGAAACCATAATGAAGAAACCAGTGAGGATCTCTAATGGCTGAAGAAAAATGGAGTTTGGAAGATGTCACGGCTAACTATTTAAAGGCTAAGTCTAACGGGACACCTAAAGAGACAATAAGTTGGTTTTTAGACCAGCACGGTTATACTCCTGCCTCCTTAAAAATGGCTTCTGAAAGACAGGGCAAGAAAGACGGTAAGCTATCCTCTGAAGAATTAGAGCAGGGTGGTGGTTTTTGGAATACTGTCATGGATGGTGTAGAGTATTTTAACAAGGCCGGGGACAGTTTTATGTCAGGTGCCACATTTGGGCTAGCAGTGCCAGCACGTGCATTAGGAAGATGGGCAAATAAAGGGGTACGAAGTTTAGATGTTGTACCGTTTCTGGATGCAGAACCAGCAGAGTCTTTTTCGGAATCTGTTGATGCCATACAAGCCGGAGATAAGCAGTGGAGAGATGAGAACCCAAAAGCAGCTATGGCTACAGAGATAGCAGGAGGGGTGACAGGAGGAATGGGAGCAGGAAAAGCAATAGCAACTACAATCCCTGCACTTGCTCCAGTGGCAGGACAAACGGCAAAGAATGTAATTAAAGGTGTTGGCACGGGGTCTGGGATCGGAGTAGCAGAAGGAGGAGGAGTGGCAGCAGCCAAAGATGAAAACACACTTAAAGGTATGACGGTTGGTGGAGTCGGTGGTGCTGCTGGAGTAGTGGCAGTCCCAGTAGCCAAATGGGTTGTCAAAAAACTTGTTTCTCCAATTCAAAAATTGTTTGGTAAAACCCCCAAGAAAGACCTCACCAAAGCAGAGATAAAGGGTGAGCAGATGCTGGAGGAAGTTGACCAGAAGGATGGTCTCACAGTAATTCAGAAAGAGATGAAACTGGCAGAATATAAAAAACTTGGACTAGGTGATGATGTAATGGAGGTTGACCTTTTGGGCAAGAAGGGTCAGAACTTAGCTGGCACGATAATGAGACAAGGAGACAAAGTACCTGATAAAGCGGAGACAGCACTGGTTAAACGTGCTGGCAAAGTACGTCAGCATATTTATGACTTCCTACAAGATGCTTCGGGTGGAACACGTGGTTCAATGAAAGAGGCAGGTGATACTTTTAGGGCAGCAGCAAAAGAAGAGTCCTCTACTGTTTATGATGCTGCTTTTTATGTGGAGGGTAAAAGTGGGGGCACAATGAGAAAAGTGTCCGACACAGGCTTAAATAAACTATTTAAAATGCCAGAATTTAAGTCAGCATACAAGAGGGCCGTAAAAATAGCTGCAAATGATAAACCCCCAGTAATACTGCCCCCTATACCTAAAGGGGGGTTTAAGGAGGGGCACCAGTTCCCTGTTTATGCACTTGATAAAGTAAAGAAAGCAATCAACACAAAATTTGGACGTGGTTTTTTGAGTCCAGACTCAAATGTTACGGCAATGTCGTCTTCAATGAGGGCACATAATAATGATATGCTGGACATAGTTGCAAAATTTAACGATGAGTATAAACAAGCCCGTGAAATTTTTGCTGGCAGTATGGAACTTAAAGACGCAAATGATCTGGGTAAAAAGTTATTTGACAGTGGAGATTCCTTCGATAAGATTTACGAGCATTCAACTAAATTAAAAACCCTCGGAGAAAAAAGAGAGTTCCGTAATGCTGCTTTTAATGTGCTTGCCAAAAAGATAGAAAGCTCAAGTGCAAATCCTAAAGGTATGGCCCAGTTTTTTATGACGAAGGAGAACATGAGAAAGCTGGAAATATTAATACCTGATCCAGAAAAACGGGGAATTTTTATAAGACAGAATGAGTTGTTGTCTGGTTTTGTTGATGTAAAACACAAGATACTTGGAAATTCACAAACTGCAGAAAAGCTAGCAGCAGATGCAGCAGAAGAAGAAATGAATCAGGGACTCCGGGCAGTATCAAATGTTATGAACCGTAATCCTGCAGGTTTAGCATTACAAGCACAGGAACTTGGAGGTGGTGCTAGACGTGCTAGCAGAATGGATGCAGCAGGTTCAAAGATGTATCAGCAGCAATCTCCCAAGATACAGGCAGCCCATGAGGACAGCTTACTTACAAATGCGTTATTGAAGAAACAAATGAGGGGTAAAACTTTACTTGATAGTGGAGGTGCTGGAGGTGGGGCTTCTCTTATAAATTCCCTGCTTCAGTAGTAATATCAATGAACTTGCCAACACTTACAGGCAGGTGATAGAACATTTCTCCATCGGGGTTCCGTGAGTTTGGGAAATCTTTAATATATTCATCTTTCATATCCTGAGAATGTACACAAAAGGCTTTTGAACAGTCACAGTTCATCACCCAAAAAACAACTCTCTTCCCTCCCTCTATTAATCTTTTTTTCCGTGCTGGAATCCTAATAACATCCCAGCTAGCATTCCACTTACCCTTCCAGATTTTTTTAATCTCCACTTCGTGAAAAACTTCCTGAAATGCTTTTATATCAGGGCCATAATCTTCCACAATAACTGTCGGGATACCTTTGCTATCTAAATAGTCTCTAAGTGCTTGCTTACCTTTTGGGTCACTCTCTGCATATTCCTCTTTGTTAAACGACATTTTTAACTCCGATTAGATATTTTGCGATCAAGATAGCATCAGCAATTCCATGATCTTTTTTCCTACCTAATACTAGGTCTGGGTATAGTTGCCCAACTCTCATTATGGATGCTTCTTTTTCTTTCGGCATATCGTGCATCATTACCTTTTTCCACGTTTTTGGATGGATAAGCTGATATTCCAGCTTTAATCCAGCACAAACACCTCGTAAAAAGCCATAAGAAGCCATGTAACGGCCCGTAGATGAAATACCCTGACTTGGCATTGTCTGTGCTTTTTCTATGCCCACACAGAGAGGTCTGAAGTCTTCCAGAATTACACGGATTTTTGGTTCATTTAACTCACGTTTTTTACCAACCATAATTATTGGCATATCCGTCTGCAGTAGGATTTTCCCGGCATCATTTAAAACAGCAATGGCACCAGAAAAACCCACATCGATCCCACAGTAGTTCATGCTACTTTTGGGAATTTCTGGTTTAACTCTCCTGCACCTTCAGGTTCTGAGGCAACCATCAGTGTTCGGTAATGCCCTTGCAAACTGTTTATTTCTGCATCAGTAACATATTTAATCGGGTGTCCTAACCACTCTTCTAACTCTTCTTCAGTGACCCCAATTTTAGCAAATGCTTTGACCATTTTAGTTACACGGTCATCAACAGGTTCGGACATAGGTGCTTTATCTATTTCCTTTTTCATCGAGATGGCACCGTTTACTTCTTCTGCAGATGCTATACCTTCCCGTGACCCAACCCCCTTTATACCAAGTGCCCTACCATAAGCAGAGGTTTCACAGTTTTCTACATAAGATGTTGAGTTAACAGTGGCTTTTTTGTTGGCCTGAAATTCGTGAGCATGACCAACTGCCTTTACAACTCCATTCTCATCTTCAACCCATGCTTTCATTAAAACGTTCCCAGTCTCAAAACAAATATTCAGAACCTCTGATTTTAAGGACCAATTAGGATTCTGCAACCAAAAATGGTGAATCCTTTCTGGGACTTCAACGTAGTCTTTCCCGTGTATATTCGTTGTTTTTATTTTCATATCTCTCTCCTAGTGATAGATTTCTTTGAATCCCCACCGTGGCAGGGATATTTCCACGGCATCGGGAGAATACCCGGCATACCGATCTTCTTCTGGCATCTCTTGATAATTTACATATTTACGTAAATCATTATCTGCCACCATCCAACCCTCATCTTTAGACCTGCTATCTAGCACATAGATTGCAATAGAAAACGGTAGGACATTTTCAACCACTAAAAAAACAAATGTGGGATGCTTTCTAGTGGCAACCTGCACCCCTTTTGTGTACCACGCATCTTGGACATGGTACCTGAAGTTTGCTATGCTTTTTGCAAACCCTTCTTCAGAAGCATCGTTGGAGGTTTTTAAATCAATAATATATTCTCCACCTCCGATCAACCAGTCAGGACGACACTTGCAACTCACTCCCTGCATTTCCCAGAAGAACGAAACTTCTGGTTTTCCTTCTTCAAAGTAGGATTTAAAACGGGGGTGATTCTCAGTCTTTTCTTTCATCCTCATCAGGTTTTCATAGTCTTGAAATTTTAAGACTTCCTGACCTTCCTCTTTCCCCTCCTCAATTTCCTTCTTCTCCTTTTTGCCCTCTGCAGTCCTGCCATCTAGCCCAGTTCCACGGATGTAGTCTTTGTCAAAATTCTCTGGTTCCAAGATAAGTGTATGAAATGCAGTCCCGAATTTCATTTTATCCGTTGCAGGTTTTCTCGGAGCATAGAAATGATCCATGCTTTTATGAATCTGATCTAGGCTGGATTTAGAAATTTCCGGCCTAGCATGGTACTCCTCGTTTGTTAAATCATACCTAATATCAATCATGTCTCTCCCTTCATCGTCACAATTAAATTTTTTACCAACAGCTAATCTGCTGTATTTGAGTTTACTCTTGTGGACCTGAGTGCCCCTATTGAGAATCCCCTTCCCCATTTTTAAAAAGGAATATCGTCAAGCACAGGTTTTGCTTCTGGCTTCGGTGCATACTCAAGAATGGTTTTCATCGTACTTTCTTCTTTTTTTGGATCGAGAAACTGTAGGTTGTTCATAACAATCTCAGTCTTGTATTTTGTTTCACCTTCAGGAGTATCCCATTTTGATGTCTGAAGTTTCCCCTCGCAAAATATATTCGATCCTTTTGACAAATAATCCCGGCAAAGTTCTGCCTGTTTACCCCATGCCACAATATTATGCCACTCTGTTTTTTCGGCCTTATCCCCCTGCTTATCTGTCCAGTATTCATTTGTTGCAATAGAAAAATTTGCAACTGATCCCCCTGCTGTTTCACGTACAACGGGGTCACCCCCCAGTCTACCGACTAGAATTACTTTATTTACATTTGCCATATTATCTCCTTAGAGGTCATAGTAGTTAGTTTCAGTTTGCTGTTGCACTGGAGTCTCGGTATATTCCTTAACCCCGGTGTAGATGCCAGCACCATGCGTGGCATACCAGTCCCAACCATTATCAAAATTAACACTTGGCAGCGGTTGGTTGGGTTCGGCTGCTAGCACTGTAATTTTACCTCCCTCGTCCCGGTACTTCTCCATTGCCAAATGAATGGATAGTCGTTCACTGTAGCGTTCATCGTTCTTTAAAATTTTAAGATCATACCCTACTTCACGTTCTGTTGAAGATGGGATTATCGGTTCAGGCTTCTTTTTTAAATTCTTTAAATAGTAATGCCTAAACCCCAACCCTTCCTGTATGTACCTAGTCGAACATTCGGGGCTACAATTTATTCGTGATTTCGCACCCATAAAATCTTTGCTACAAGTTCTGCATTTTTTAATAGTGTGCTTTTTCTTGTTCCGTTCCACTTGATCTTTAACTCGTTTTTCAGTTGAAATTCGATACCACTCTGTTCTGCATTTCGGTGAACACTTATTGCTGTTTGATCGAATTGGCTGAAACTCAATTTTACAAATTGAACACTTTTTCCTTGGGATGTGTATTCTTTTTGTCATACTTTTCCTTTCTTAGTCGTTTACCCGGAATTTATTTTTGCCACCTTCTCAACTCCCTGTAACAATCTAACGAGCATGCCAGATCCTCATAATCCTGAGTGGGAAATTTATTATCACAGACAATGCAAACTTTAATTTTTGTCCTCATCCATTTTATTTTTGCCTCGGTTCGTCTTGCATTTATTTGTTCCTGCTTCTGGATTTCGTATTTCATCAAATTCTTGACATTCTTCACAGATTTTCTCGTCATAAAAGGGTAAAAAAGGGTGCCCACAAATATGGCAGGGCACACAATCTTCATATATGTTCATTATCCCTCTTAACAATACAAGGGGTGATACGAGTATGTTTGTTGTTCCTGAAATATCTCCAATGTCCTTTTCTAACAATTTCGTTTTCCTGACATTCTTTTTTCAGCTTGTTATATAAAAAATATTCCTTGATTCGTGAAAGCATATTCCTCCTTTTTAGTTTTTGTAAAAAACGTAATCCCTCCCATAAGCATCACGGGTCATCTTAAATTCCAACCCATGCTCAGAAACACCATGCACAGGGAGGGAACAAAGCATGCCATGTTCGGGGGTTGCCTTTGCAGAGTTCATCAAGTCCTTTATAATATTCTTGAAGTTGTCTGGCATCGGCACCCCAGTTCTGGCATGTTCGATTTGAGGAACGTCAGTCCATTGCCCTGTACGTTCTGAACCCTTTGCTTTTTCCAGAAAAACAGCAATAGTGGGGTAAAATTCACATTCGGACAGGCACCTCCTTGTGCCCTTTAGTATAGCCTCCATGCTCAAGTCTTTTAATGAGCTAAACCATAGTACGGATAACTCTTTAGTTGTTACCTTACGGAAGTTCTCTGAGAACCCTGCCAGTGCTAGCAGAATTGCTTGCTCCTTCGTTTTTTCCATGCTCTCCCTTTTCAATTATTGCTGGTTTAAGCCATGAGTTTTCGTCCCTTATTCTCTCATCGGCAGTTGGGAACTTAGTCAGTGATTTTGATAATGCCTTAACGGGTATAACAACACCCTGCCATCCAGCACATATTGCATTACTGAGCAGGTCGTTTGGATCGTGACCATCCTGCTCTGCCTTGCCAAGTTTTTTCAGCATTAACTTTTCTGCATATTTAGACATCGGCTTTCTTATATGCTTCCTGTGGATTTTAAATTGATCCCATACATCTACTTCAAGCCAATCTGGAATTTCTTCGGGTAAGGGTATTAAGTTCTCTTTATAGTTCCCTTTATAGTTATGGGTACCTGATTCGTGTACCCCCAAGGTACTTGATTCGTGTACCCCCATAGTACCTGATTCAGGTATGGTACATGATTCGTGTACCCCCCCCAGTTCTGGTACAGTTATCTTATAGTTGTACTTCTTAGTATCAACGTCCCAGAATTTAAGCAACCAACCCAACCCAACCAGTTGAGATGTGGTCCGTGATATTGATGTGGTTCTAATACCTGTTCGTTTTGATATTGCCTCACGGGATGGGAAGCAAAGGTGAGTGTTTTTATTCCTAAAACTGAACAATGCCAGCAGTACCTTTATTTGTAACAGGGTAAGTCTACTATCCTCTATTAGTTCCCTTGAGCAAAATATAAAATTACCCTCAGTTTGTTTATCATCCATGTTGTTTTCTCTCCAAGAAATCTTCATAAGATATTTGACTACCTTTTTCAACGTTGCATTCCCTGCAACATACGACTAAATTACTCTCCTCTTTTACCTGCTCCCTTGTTAATGACATGAGGGGCAGTTTGTGGTCCAGTACAAAATTGTCTGGGGTTACCCTCTTTTGACAGTAATGACAACCTACTGTACCTATGTCCTGCCGTTGTGCTTCTATCCATTTTCGTATTACTACCCCTCTAGGGTAGCCTCCTTTAAAAGACCTGACGTTTCCTGTGGATTTATCCCTGTGGTACTTTTTTTTGCCCTTACAGGATAACGAGCAAAACTTTTGGGTCGTCCATTGGTTCCCAGCCGGGTAATATTTATTTCCGCAGTATTCACAAACTTTTTTATCTGGCATGCCAGTAAAATCAGTTGTAATTTCTTGGTACCCATTTCCCATGACTGTGCCAATAGAAATGTTGGTATTCCTTCATGCTTGCAAGATAACAGTTCGTAGAGCAAAACTTCTTTCTCTTCTGTTGTTTCTCTGGTGGGTTTATTATTTCAGCCCCACACTCTTTGCAAATCATTGTAGGGTAGGCTTGATGTTTGAAACAACGTCCGAATATCTTTCGGCCCATGTATTCACCTCAAAATTCCGGGTGACTATTAAACTTTTTGCTGCATCCTCAATTTTGGCCCTGAGTTTCAAGTCAAGAACACGTGAAATTGTGGATTGGGATTCACCTGATATTTCGGCTATTTCCCTCAACTTTACTCCAGACTTCCGAATCTGTTGTCTGAGATCATCCATGATTCTCCGTAAATTTATTGAACAATTTTAATATAGTAGCCTATTATACTATATAAATAATCAAACATCAAACCTTTTTTTAACTTTTTTTAAATAAATTAATAATCCGTTATTTAAAACGGTGGGGCAATAGAAGTTTTTTCCCTATTGACACATTCTCTGACAGCCTTTTCAATAAACTTTTGAAACGACACTTGGAACCCTACCTTTTTCTCATAGGCAGGAAGAATGTTTTTTACTTCTTGGGCTAACTCTGCCTGTACTCTAACTTGACTATATCCTTTTTTAATTTCCATGTTTCTCCTTTTTGGTTTCGGCTTTACCTTTTATACTATCGGTAAATGGGTTAGGTAATTTGGTAAAATCCGTATTCTCATCAATATAAAAAACACGGTCATTGCCAAATATTTCGGTCAAGTCTTCGACCAGTTCGTCTACGTCCAGTTTGTCATTTCCCATTACTCTCCTTTAATGTTAGATTTAAAGGGGTGCTACACGATATAACACCCCGGCTTTTTGTCCCTACGGACGTTCTGAGACTTCAGTTTTGGCCTTGTCTAGTCCTTTCACCATTGTTGTAGAAGTTATCAAAGTGAGCCTGATAGTCTTGATCCGATTTCCCAAAATGATCGGCCATTGCCTCATCGACTCCACATTGGGAACAAATCTCTGTCCTGTTATCCCTTCGGGATATTGCCGGAAAATCAACCGTGCTTTTCTGGCATTTTGGACAGTCCCAATTATAGTTGCCATCTTTTCTAGGTTTCATACGGACCCCCGAAACTTAGAAAGTTTTTCATCAATGGCATTATTGATGAACTCCTGAAGGCTGGGCCGAACTCCCAACTCCTCCTCAATTAGATCAAAAAATGCTTCGATCTTTTCAATACTTTTAATCGGCAGATCAAATGCTAGCAGGTCTGATTTCGGCTTTGGCTTTATATTTACCCTTTTCTCTGCAGGTAGAACTGCCGAATCTAAAAGGTTTTCCGAAAGTGTGGCAGGTGGGTGGCTTAAAATAGCCGTCTGCTGTCTTCTCCTCCAAGACTTTTTCATTGCCTCAGAACGGTTTTGGAACTCCACAGCTTTCTTCTTGCCGTTTGAAATGGCCAGACTAATGGCCCGTTTGCTCTGCTTGTACCAAGTCTTGTTAGCATGTGCTTCTTTGCACTGGGCTGACCACTTGGCTTTTCTTTCTTCCGACCACTCCATTTTTGGATTAGTCGTTTTCCTCTGGTATGTACTTTTTCCCATAATAAACCTCTTTAATGGAATTAACTTATGATGATGGCACCATTACCAGCATCCACAAAACCCCTTCAGGGTACCATATAGGGTACCCTAATGGGGGTTTGAAGGGATGGTACTATGCTTCCTCCTTATCTATAAAGAACCTTAAATTATCTATCAAGTCTTGGTGTTGTCCTTCAAGAATTTCAAGACGTTCTTCTAAAACTAAAGTATGAAGAACAATCTCGACTTCGGGATTACCTGCCACAATATCCCTTCCTTCCCAACCTAAATCGGTAGCCATTTCCCTTAGTCTTCGGCCTAAATTATCGGGGTTTTTAGCCCTACCGATTTTGCCTAGCACTTCCCATTCTTTTGCAATTTGGGTTTCGGCTTTACTTTTTAGCTTTTTCATATTCACCTTTTTCGTTGACATTAAATTAGCAAAATGCTAATATTAAATACTACCTATGACCTCTTGGTAGTGTTAGTTACCGGCCTTTGTCTTGCTTGTGGTATGATGGGGGCCGGACCACCCACCATGCCAGCATGCTAGCTTGGCTTTTGAATTTCCTCTAGCTCAAAAATTACTTTCTCCATTGCTAATTTCCACCCCAAAGCGTGACCGTGGTCAAAATCATCTTCAAACATGACAGAAGGGTTATTTAAGTCCCTATCATAGTCAGTGTGGATTTTATAAAATTCATTCAATAGGTTTTGTATTTTAGTTTCGGCTTTCATATTCCCCTATGTTTAATGGTTTTTACTAACTTAATTTCCCTGCCAGTAACTGCATATATAAAAAAATCGGACGGTTTCTTCGTGTACCTAAAAGCATGCTCTCTTGCTCCCTTTATAGTTCCGTGAGGCTTTTGCCAATATGTCCGACCATTAAAAGCATTTACTGACAAGGTTTGATATTCTATTTCGTCAACACTAGCCTTAAAATAATTGGTTAGTTGTTCATTTTCTTGATACATATTCCCTTTTTTAGTGTTAGCAGGGGGCACCTTAAATGCCCCCTAAGATGAAATTAATCCTCGTCTGGTTTCATAATAGTTAAAACGGGTTCACCGTTATCACCGGGTCCAATGTTGATTTTGAGGGTCGTTTTTTTGGCCCCTGTAAAATCATCAATAGCCCCGGAATTTTTGGGCTTTGTGCCTCTCGGAATTACATTTAATATATAATGTAAATCTTCGGACTGGTCCCGTGTTGATCTTATCTTAAAATATGCCATCTTCAACACGTCCCACTGTCTGCCGTCTATGCTTTGCCCGTATCCGTTTGCCTCATCTTTGGGCCAATCTATGCAGTCATGCCAGACTGCTGTTGTTACTGCAACCGGGATGCTAAACCCGGCCTCCTTTGCCATCTCTGACACGTCAACCAACATGCCATCAGCAAGGGCATCTTGCCGTGTATACATTGAAATTACAGGACCGAAAAAGTCCTCTATTGCTTCGGCTTTACCTTTATGTGTTTGTGTTTCGGCTTTACCGTGTGTAGTATTCATATTAACCTCTTTTAAAAAGTATGAAATGATCCATTTTTGGACCAAAAAACCGGGCCTTGTGGACCCGGAGTGCTTGCACAATGCAATACACTAACAAGGGTGTGCTAGCACACACCCTTGGTGCTGTATTACTCATGATGCAAACTTAAAATTTGCTTTAGCAATTTGTCAAAACTTGAAACGGCTGGTTTAATCTTTTTAACCGTCTTGTTATTTTGATTAGATATAATTGGTTGTTTAGTTTTATTAATATTTTTAGTGTTGTTTAAATATTTCAAACTTTTATCTATCATCATAAAAAACCTCATTGTTAGTGTTAAATTTTACCGGGCCTTGTGGACCCGGTGAACATGATTTTAATGGTTATCGTCTAACCATTCCATCAACATCTGGTTTATTTCAGGTTTGGATATTTTAGCATCGTTCCATTTAACCCCGTCTGGTGTTTGTTTTGGATGTTTCGTTGCTGGCAAACCTTTAAGTATAAATTGATCATAGTCTATAAAGTGTTTAGCTATACTGTACAGAATAAAATCATTTTGTAACCACAAGGCTATGTTCCATGTTTCGTAGTTTTCCCAGCCGTTATACCTCGGTTCGGCTGGCCGTTTTATTTTACTAACACTGTTAGTATTATTTAAATATTCCAACTCTTTATTCATCATCATAAAACCCCTATATACAAGAGTGTTAAATCATCTAAAACCGGGCCTTGTGGACCCGGTAGTATTGACACCATGCCAACACTACTCAAGACATGCTAAGCATGCCCTGAATGGTGCTTGCTCAGTTATTAAAAGCCGTGTTAAGTTCAAAACTGCTGTCAATGCTGGCAGGTTCAAACTGTGACGGTCCTATATCAATGGCCCCGGATATGCCAGTGCTGGAACATGAACCATAACCCCTATTACATAAAGCCGGGCCGTATATTTCAACCAGCCGAAAACCTAACCGTCTTAACATGCTTGGATGTATCATTATAAATGCCATACGGTCAAGTTCTACGTGTTCGTTATAATCTTTTATAATGATATTTAATTTCATAGGACAAGCCCGGTCTGCGGTATGATGGTAAGCAATAAGCCGGACCCGGTACCCGGCTTGCTCTAAGTTATCAATATTAGATAAAACCTGCACGCCCCTTGCAATAATCTCGGGTTGGTCCTTGCCACATCCGTAAGCATAACTAAAATATACATCCATAAAATTGATGCCGTCTTGTATCACGTTTTCATAAGTCACCATGTTGTCTGGTTCATTATTCAAAAAACGGTCAATGTCTGGCTCGTCACCGGCAACATCAAAAAACGGTTGTATCACTGGTCCTTGAGCATGTCCGATGCCACCCATTGCATCAGTAAGCATTTTAACCCCTTCAGGATAACCGTTCGATGCTATATCTAAAGCATTGTCATAAGTTTTAGTTCCGTGGAAGTTTTCACCCGTGTCAACACTTCCTTTAATCCTTCCGGGGGCATCCTTCCAACTTTCATCATGTTTGCACACGTCCAGCAGTTCATCGAAAGATAATGTTTTTTCAACTGTTTTTTTGGTTGTACGTTTTGCCATTATGCCCCCTTTAACTTGCTGATAGTTGAAGTATCCAAACCTTTAAAAATTAGACCCTGTAAAATGTCTTTCTCTGACATGCCCCCTTTAAGAAGCCTAACCCCATAAATTGATGACCGGGGGGAAACTGTAACCCTCAACTTTGCCCTGCTAGCATTAGCCCGAAGTTCTTGTATTTTAGATACAAGGGCTTTGCTTTTATCATCATCGGCCCCGGATATAATGTTTTCGAGGCTTTCATCGATACCCCATTCAATAGTATAAAACCGTTGCAAGGTTGCTTCGTCAAGTTGTGTCCGGCCAACATACTGTCTATCAGCCCCGGTGCCGTATGTGTTGCCCCCGGCTAAAATATAAAAGTTATCATGTTTTTTTAGCATGCCTTCGGGTGTTGCCATACTACCGTTCGACATGACCATATTAAGTATTGTTAAAACCCCGGCATTGCCTGCATCGATTTCATCAATCAAAAAAACACCTCCATTTTTAACACATCGGATTAGCCCGGTCTCATGATAAGTGCCCCCGGCATCTATAAAGCCGATTAAATCACTTTTACTTGTCATCGGCCCTACAGAAATGGCCTCAAACGGTAAATCTACAGACTTGGCTAGTTGTTCGGCTGAATGTGTTTTGCCGGACCCGGACGGTCCAGCCAAGTAAGCCGGGATACCAGCCGAAAAACAATCTAGCAGTTTGGAGAAGTTTTTATGCTGGACCCCTACATCTACAGCCGGGCGGTCTAAAAACTGGACCTTAATTGTTTTGCTTTCCGGCTGATACTCTTTTATAAGGTCAATGATACGGTTTTCATCAATAACCTGCTTAGTTTCAAGGTTACCAATTAAAGGTTGGAGTGCTGATTGTAGGTTGGCCAAATAATCGTTTGCTTGGCCGTTAAAATTGGCCGGGGGGGTTGTTGTGGTTGTTGTGGTTGTTGTTGGCTCCACATAGTCACTACCAGCTAACCATGCTAGAAGTTGTTCTTTGTTGGCACCTGCTATTGATACCCCCGATGCAGGGGGGGTTTGCATGTTCCGGGCATGCTTCCTGAGGTCCGAAACTGTCATATTATTAAACATAGTATACTCCTATTAGTGTTAGATTAGCCGGCCTTGTGGACCGGGGCCGGAGTTTCCCCCCGGCCTAATTAAGATACGACACCTAAAAAAACGTGTCAAGTAAAATAATGCAGTTTGTATTCCATTAATAGTATAATGCTATTTAAACACTATAATTTCAGCTACTTAATACAAGCAAAAAAAACACGATTATTTAACCGTAAAACTGCAAAAAAAACACGGTTGAAGCAAAACAGGCTTAAAGTGCTGAAATTACAGTATTAAAACGTAATAAAAAACACGGCTAATTTTCAGCCGGGCAAAGTTACCACCAGCCGTCTGTTTTATCGGCATTTTCAGCCGGAGACCCTTGCAAATTACATAAAACAAGCCAAACCCCGGAATATATTCACAGCAGACCCCGGACCGTGTAAAACCCATACTTGGGGCTACTAACACGTCCACCACAGCAAAAAGATAAGATACCCTATCTGATTGTATACAGTGTGCATACATTGTGTTAAAGCTCGATTTAAAGACGATTGCCCATATCGGCCTGTAAAACTACACAAACAATAAAACCCAAACCCGGACCCGGAAAGCCTAACGTGTAAGTAATATATACTAAGTAAGTATTTAACCCCTAAAGGGGTTATACTTACGTAGTTTATATTACTAAACGGACGGCCCTAAAATGACCCTCATTTTCTGACACATACTTTGCTACATACTTGAAATATTATTGGCAAGGTTGGAAGTGTAAAAAAAAGACAGCCGGAGCATGCCAGCCGGACGGCCTCACGTGTGCGGGATAATGCCAGTACAAGCCAGCATGACACATTGTGCCCGACAAACCCCCGTAAAGGCAGCAGTACCAACGTTCTAGCATGGTTTTGGTCCCGTTTCGATAGTGCTAGCATGGGCTAGACCCCCGGAATGCCTTGCAATTGCTGACTTTGACCCCCCGTGCTTCTGGGAAGTGGGGGCTGATACAGTACCTCCCTATCTGCCCACAACGAACATACCCCAATTTTTTTTCTTTCATTTCTTGAAAATTTACATTAAAACTAATATAAACAAACCCAAAGGAGAAATGTATGTCAGCAGAGAGTCGTAAGGAGAGGAAGGTACGTAACAAAGGGGAGTATGCAAAGGTAAAATTATCAGGCAAGCAACAAATAAGGGAAAAGGAAGAGGAGTCGAATTTCAAGGGTACGGAGATAGTACCCGGTGAGGATGACGTAAAGTTCTGGGATGATTTTTTCAGTAGGATTGAGATGGGAGAGACTCTTCACGGATTTGCAGTAGAGCATAACATGACGAACCAATCGTTGAGGAGGAGGTTACGTAACGGTGAGTTGCATGAGAGGTTTATTGAGGCCCATCAGGGACGTGCTGTTTATCATGCCCAGAGCATTGAGGGGATGATAGACCGTTTAGAGAGTGGGGATGTAGAGAGTGATGTCGCCCGTGTTTCTATAGATGCCCGGAAGTGGTTAGCAACGAAGTATTACCCAAGGATGTTTGGAGAGAGGCAGGAGGTCAATTTAAAAACAACTGACATGACGAAGGTATATGTTGAGCAGTTGAAGATATTAATGTCGAATCAGGATCAGAGGATGAAGACCATTGAGGTAAAGAGTGAGGTTAAAATGATAGCAAAGGAGGAAGATAATGGGTGAAGAAATCAACGATATGGAGAATATCAGGAGGATAGTAAGACTGGTAGTAATGTTTGGAAGGGAGGAGAAGGAAAATAGGAGGAAGGAGCATCGGGAGAGATTGAAAGCATTACATAAACAGGCTAGGGAATGAGTTCTGTCAGTTTTGTCAGTGACCACTATAGGCATATTGCAAGAAAATAAGTATGGAATTTGAAGAGATAATCAAGGGTTTTTTTGACAGGTACGGCAACAACCCGGTTTTATTTGTCCGAGAGGTATTGAAGTTGGAACCAGACCCGTGGCAGGAGCAGGTGTTAAAATGGGTTGGAGAGGGTGAACGTAGGATAAGTGTTCGGTCGGGACACGGGGTGGGCAAAAGTTCATGTGCATCATGGATTATGATATGGCATTTGCTGACTAGGTATCCTCAAAAGGCAGTTGTAACGGCCCCAACGGTAAATCAATTACAGAATGCTTTAGCAGCAGAGTGCAAAAGATGGGTAAATGAGTTGCCGGATGTTTTGAAGGATCAGATTGAGGTTTTGGTAGAGACGATCCGTTTAAAAGCAGCCCCAGCAGAAAGTTTCATTTCGTTTTCCGTGAGCAGGGCCGAAACTCCAGAAGCACTGGCTGGGGTGCATAGTGACCATGTTTTGCTAATTGCAGATGAGGCATCAGGTGTTCCAGAGGGTGTTTTTGAGGCTGCATCGGGGTCAATGAGTGGAGAGTCGGCCTGCACCATTTTATTGGGTAACCCTGTACGTAGTACAGGTATGTTTTACAATACACACACTAAATTGGGGGCATATTGGAGGACACTAAGGGTTTCGTGCCTTGATTCTCCAAGGGTTTCAGACGATTATGTTGCCGATATGAAACTCAGATATTCTGAGTCAAGCAATGCTTTCAGGGTTCGTGTTTTAGGTGAGTTCCCTGTCTCAGATGATGACACTATCATCCCCAGAGAGATGATTGAGTCGGCAATAGACAGGCAAGTTAAGGTAACAGGGGGTGCAGTCGTGCTGGGGGTTGACGTGGCCCGTAGAGGAAAGGATGCTTCTGCAATTTGCATACGTCAGGGTAACCATGTCCTTGGCAGGGAGGTTTTGATACGGAAAAAGCTGGATACAATGCAAGTTGTTGGTTGGGTTGAGTCTGAAATGAAGAATTTAACGTCTTCAGGGTACGAAATAGGGGAGGTTTTAATTGATAGCATCGGCCTCGGAGCCGGGGTGGTGGACCGTTTGATCGAAAAAGGTGTTGATGTCCGTGGAATCAATGTTTCTGAGTCTCCAAGTGTCGGAAGTGAGTATTTTAACCTTAGAAGTGAATTATGGTGGAGGTGCAGGGACTGGTTTGAGAGGAGGGATTGTTTAATACCGAATGATGAGAAGTTAATTGAAGAATTAGTTGCAGTTCAGCAGGATTATAACTCAGATAAGCTAAAAGTGGAGTCAAAGGAGAAGACACGGAGGAACTTAGATCGGGGAGCATCCCCAGACCGGGCAGATGCTTTCGTACTGACTTTTGCAAGCTATGCTAGCACGTCACAGGAGAGAATTAGCTGGAAGAAACCTCTTGTGAGGGAAATGCCGGGTATTGTTTAAATAGCACTAATTTGATGCTGATTACTTATTTGCTTGACTTTACTGGATTTTGTGTTTAATCTTAGTAAAAATTCCATATTATGTTAAGTTAATTAATGGACCATGCAGACTGAAGCAGAACTTTTATCCCAGTCCTATGATTTAGAGGACGAGCAAATCAAGTTGTCTGGAAAAGAGGCAATGGAGGAGCAGGAGCTTGAAGGTATAATATCCTCTTTGATCGAAGAAGCAGTAGATTACATTGATTTGTCTGAGGCACCAGACCGGGTTAAGGCAAGTGACTACTATCAGGGGAAGCCTTTTGGCAATGAGGAGGACGGACGTTCCCAAGTAGTATCTTTTGATGTCAGAGACACAGTTTCACTGATGTTGCCCCAGATTATGAGGACGTTCTTTGGCTCAGAGAAAGTTGTCGAGTTTGTTCCCCGTGATGCTCAAGATGTTTTAAATGCTGAACAGAGTACGGATTACGTTAATCAGGTCGTTTTAGGGCAGGATAACCCGGCATTTTCGGTGTTTTACAGTGCTTTTAAAGATGCTCTTGTTAAACGAATAGGAGTTATAAAGATTGACTGGGAGAAGAAGGAAGAAGTAGAGCATGAGGAGTTTACACAGCTTGATGATGCCAGCTTGCAGGCACTCTTATCAGACCCCGATATAGAAGGGTCACAGGTTGAGAGTTATCCTGATCCAGACTTTGTGCCTCCTCCCCCAGAGGTGCTAGCACAACAGCAACAACAAGCACAACAGGTCTCTCCCAACGGGTCACCACCTATGCCTCAAGAGGTGGAAACACCAATGCTGCATGATGTGGTGATTCGTAGGGTGACTACAGAAGGACAAATATTTATTGAAGCAATTCCTCCAGAAGAGTTTTTGATTGACAGACGGGCAAAGTCTGTAGATGACTGTGAAATTGTAGCACATAGACGATACCTCTCAGTGTCAGAATTGGTCCAAATGGGCTACGATTTTGACGAAATGTTAAAACTGGCAGGAGGAGAAGACGAATTTGGAACAAACACAGAATATAATTCAAGGCACCCCCTAGGGAACTTTGCAGACAGTTCAACAGGAGGAGATGCCAACAGGAAGGTTTTATACATAGAATCCTTTTGCCGTGTGGACTATGACGGAGACGGAATAGCAGAATTGAGACGTTTTTGCACAGCAGGAACACATCACGAACTACTGCACCATTCTCCAGTAAATTCAATACCATTTGTCTTGTTTAACGGATACCCAGAACCTCACATGTGGAGGGGGCATAGTGTTGCAGACTTGACAATGGATATTCAGCTTATAAAGAGTTCAGTGCTTCGTAATATGCTGGACTCGTTAGCCAAATCCATCCATCCAGACACATGGCTAGTTGAAGGACAGGTCAACCGTGATGATGTTTTAAGTAACAAGGTCGGTAAGGTAGTACGAACAAGGGCACCGGGAATGATCGGTGAGTTGATGAAGAACTTTTCTGGTAAAGAGGCATTTCCGATGATGGATTACCTTGACCAGATAAAAGAAGACCGAACTGGCATGAGCAAAGCCAGCATGGGTTTAAATCCAGATGCTCTTCAATCATCAACAAAAGCAGCAGTATCGGCAACCGTTTCTGCATCTCAGGCCCAGATCGAGCTTTTATGCAGGGTATTTGCTGAAACTGGCATGAAGCCACTCTTTAAGAAGATATTGAAGCTGCTGCATAAGCATCAGGAAAAAACAAGGATGGTTCGTTTGAGGAACCAATGGGTGCCCATTAATCCAAAAGTATGGGATTCAAACATGGATGTTTCAGTAAATGTGGCATTGGGTCTTGGTACTACAGAAGAGAGGATGCAGATGCTTGAGGCTATTTCGTTGAAGCAGGCAACAATCCTCAATGAGCAGGGTGTAGAAAATCCTTTGGTAACAAATCAGCAGTATCACAATACCCTGACTAAAATGACAGAATTATCAGGCTATAAGGACACACAGAGTTTCTGGACCGATCCTTCAACATATCAACCTCCAGAACCAGAACCACCTGAACCTACACCAGATGAAATTTTTGCCAAAGCACAGGCAGATAAAGTACGTGCAGATATGGAAGTAGATCAGGCAAAACTGACACTGGATCGGGAAAAGATGATACGTGACGATGATCTGGCACGTGACAAAATGGAATCTGACTTGGAAATGAAGGTTAAGGAACTTGAGAATAAGTACCAGACTACCATCGATCAAACAGAGATAAGAGGAATGATGGAACGTGACCGGGAGCAGATAAAGGCTGAAGCACAACAGATGCTAGCACAACAACAGCAAGAGATGGCACCACCTATGCCGATGCCTCCGGGTGACATGAATCCACAACAGATGGGGCCACCAATGGAACCAATGCAAAATTAGATGACACGTACACCAAAAGACAAACGGGTAAAAAAGGGTGCAGATGCAGAACGTCTGCTAAACGATCCAATAACTCAGGAAATATTTGAAAAATTGGAATCTCGGTATAACAACGCTTGGGTCTCTTCAGGTTTAGACGACACCCAGAAAAGGGAGACTATGTTTTTAGCTCTCCGTGCTTTGGGAGAATTTAAACTTGAGTTGGAGTCCTTGATTATGGGGGGCAAATTAGCCCAAAAAGAATAACAACGTGAGTGGGTAATCAGTCTACTGAATAAACCCTTTGGCTCACAAGAAAGGAAATATGGCTGAAGAAATCGTTGATGGCAATAACCTTCAAACAGGGTCTGAACTTGACGAGGCAGCAAAAGTATGGGGCAACGAACTGGCTTTAGAAAATGGTGAGGAATTGCCAGAGGACGAAGATAACCAGTTGATGTCAGAGTCTGAAGAAGAACCAGACTTAGAGGATGTGCAAGAAGAAGAGTATGAGGAAGATGAGGAAGAACCAGAGGAGCAGCTTTTTGATGTAAAATCCGATGGTGAAACTAAATCTGCCACCTTACAGGAACTGAAAGATAATTTTTCCAAAGGTGAGAATTATACTCAGAAAAGCCAAAGCCTAGCAGCAGATCGAAAGGCTTTTGAGCAGGAACAGGCAGAATCAAGACAAATGAGGGAACAAGCAATCTCCATCCTTGAGGCAGCCAAAGCACAAACTCAACCTGAACAGCATGATAATGCTTATTGGGAAAATCTTAAAGACACCGATCCGATGCAATGGATGATGGAACGGGATGCTCTAAGAGAAAGTCAGATGCAGGAACACCAACGGTCTATTCAACTAGAACAGTTGAGGGTACAGGAGGCTGCAGAAAGACAACTTGAAAAAGAGCAATTTGTATCTTCACAACATAACGAGCTTAAATCCCTCGTTCCTGAGTGGGATGATACAAAAGTGGCTGATGCAGAAAAGAAGTTGGTCCTTGAGTGGGCAAGCACAACAGGCAAATTCACAAAAGATGAGTTGGATAATGCCTATGATGCCAGAGCAGTTGCTACAATGAGAAAAGCAATGCTTTATGACCAACTGAAAGAAAAACGTAAAAGCCTTAAACCCGTACAACGTCAAAATTTAAGAGCAGGGTCACAGTCTGGGGAACCCAGTAAAATGAAAGCTGGAAAGGCAGCACAGAGACTAAAAAAATCTGGCAGTGTCGAGGATGCAGCCGGAGTATTCTATAATATGATTCGTTCAAAATAACAATAAGGAGTAATTATGGCAGCCCTAACAGGAACATATCAAACCTATACGGCAGCTGGTCGTCGTGAAGATTTGAGTAACACAATTTATAATATTTCCCCTTCAGATGTGCCTTTTATGTCAATGATCGGCAGGTCGAAGGCAACTAACACTTTAGTAGAGTGGCAAATTGACTCACTTTCTGCAGCAGCACATAATGCACAGATCGAAGGAAATGAGTACACTTTTTCAACAGTGTCTCCAACAACGAGGCTCTCAAACCATACCCAAATATCATCCAAAACAGTGATGATTTCTGGTTCTCAGCAAGCAGCTAATAATGCTGGAAGAGATTCAGAAATGGCCCTGCAACTTGCAAAAAATTCCAAAAGCCTTAAGAGGGATATGGAAACTGTACTCACCCAAAACGTAGCTGGGACTGCTGGCACAGCATCAGCAGCACGTAAAACAGGTGGGTTGGAAACTTGGACTTCTTCTAACGTAAGTCGTGGTTCTGGTTCCCCAGTTGGTTCAGGAGGAGGAGCAGGAGCAGCCCCGGTGGATGCTGGCACGAAGAGAGCTTTCACAGAAACTATTCTGAAAGCAGTAATTCAAGCTACATACTCAAGTGGTGGTGATCCGTCAGTTCTGATGGTAGGTCCATTCAATAAGGGTGTCGTTAGCGGATTCGGAGGTAGGACTTCCGCACGTCAGATGATTGGGGCAACAAAAATCCAAGCAGCAGCAGATTTATATGCTTCTGACTTTGGAGATTTAAAAGTTATCCCAAATCGTTTCCAGCGTGAAACTTCTGCATTTGTTCTGGACCCTGAATTTTGGTCTGTAGCATATTACAGAGATTTTAAGCAGGAAGACGTAGCAAAAACTTCTGATGCAACTAAAAAGGCACTTTTGGTGGAATATGCACTGATTGCCAAAAACGAAGCTGCTTCCGGCATTTGTGCCGATTTAACCGTTTCGTAATATGTCTGCAAGCAGGAAAACTCTGCTCGATTGGTCTCAGGGGAGGACAGAAGTCTTCCACTGGGATCAACACGATAAAACCTTTACAATTGAATCAACAGAAGATGTTGAGCCGATTATAAAGATGGCAAAAGATATGTCTGAGCTACACCCGGAAAAAGATTTACGGCACTCAGCATGTATCCCTAAATTTGTATTAGATCAATCATTACGGGAGAAATGGTCACCAAAAGACTGGAAGGTATGGGCAAACGATCCGGCAAACAAGATGTTTCGGACGTGGCCCGGAAGACTCTAAAGGTTGCAGTTCTAGTCCCGTCATTTTCTGGATTTTGGCCTGCTAAGTTTGGTGAGAGTCTAGCTAACATGGTGCAACACTTTCGGGGAAGTGATTTTGAGGGAGAACACGAAATTAAGGTCTTTGCCCAATGTGGCAGGGTCATGCCAGAAATAAGACATCACTTACTTGGTGATGCAATCGGATGGGAAGCAACACATGTTCTTTTTTTGTCAGCAGGATTAGTATTCCCAGAAGATTCAATACACAGGATGCTAGCACGAGGAAGAGCAGCAATCGGGGTAAACTATTTACGGAATCCTTCGGTTGGAGAATTTGCTGCTTACCGGGGTAAGGGAACGGTTATTCCTGATCCATCCTCACCTGAAGTCGAAGAAGTTGATGGGGTGGCACTTGGCATGATTATGTTTAATATGCCCGTATTCGATGTTTTAGATATACCGTTTTTTGACCACAAACAAATTGAAGACACACCGGGCTTTAATGAGGACCATGTGCATTTCTGGGAAAAGTGTAAAGAAAAAGGCATCCCCTGTGTTATCGACCACGTTCTATCACACGATGTAAAGGCATTAAATTATGGTGAAACATGGCATTAACTAATTACACGGAACTACAAGCATCAGTTGGAGATTTTTTAAATAGGTCCGATCTTACTTCCGTAATTCCAGATTTCATCACATTAGCAGAAGCAGATTTTAACCGTTCAATAAGGGCACGGGAAATGTCTGTTCGTACACAAGGTCCGATTGATGGTCAGTATGTACAACTACCTCCTGATTTTCTGGAAATGAGGAACATCGAACTACTTACCGATCCTGTGACTCCTCTTTCCTACAAAAACTTGCAAAACTTGGATATTCACAGGGCAGCAGATGGAACAGGCAAACCTCTCTACTACTCAATTATGCAGAATAATATCGAGTTTGCACCTGTGCCAGATGGAGATTATACGGTTGAGATCGTGTACTACCAAAAGGTTCCGGCACTAGCAGTTAACTCAACAAACTGGCTTTTGGATAATCACCCGGATGCCTATTTGTACGGTAGTTTGATGCACTCTGCACCCTACCTTCATGCTGATGAAAGAGTAGGGCTATGGGCCGGAAAATACCAACAGATCATTCAGCAGATAAAAACATCGGACGAGAACGCTAAATTTTCTGGCAGCACTCCTTCGGTCTCATTTACACCATTTGGATAAAGGAACAACGTGGCAGGATTCACAAATTATCTTGAAGACAAAATAATAAATCACTTATTTGGTGATGATACAGGGGCATCGGGGGCAGACCACTATACTGCACCTACAACATGGTACGTCGGGTTGCAGACAGCATCTCCATCCGATAGTGCTGCTGGCACCGAAGTTTCTGGGGGTGCTTATGCTAGACAATCGGTGGCATGGACTATTGCATCAGGGGGGGTTGCACAGGCATCTAATACTGCAGCCTTGACTTTTCCTGCTGCTACTACGGACTGGGGCACTTGTACCCATGCTGGAGTTTACGATGCTCTTACATCAGGTAATCTGGTGGCATTTGAAACCCTAACTAAAACAGACTTTACAACTGCAAATCCAAAGGTTGTGAACACGGGTGACATTTTCAAAATTGATGCAGGGAACCTGAAGATACAACTTGACTGATTATGCTATATTTCGGTTCTAGGAATTTTGGTCAGGCAAATTTTGGTAAAGGGTTAATAACTACAGCAGTTGACGAGACCCTGACCACATCAACAATGCAGGTTGCAGGTTATCGGCTGATTGAAGATTGTGGGATCGACCCTGTGGCTACAGTCAATGTTGATATTGCTGCTGGCATACAAAGAATGGGTTTCCTTCATGTTCAACCAACAGCAACTGTAATTGCATCCGGGATTCAAATGCAGTGGCAAGCATGGACCAATTTGGGGCAAGGGACTGTAACGGCCCAAGCATCTGGATACATAGCATGGGATTCACAAATAACACCTGATGCAACTTGGACAACACAAACCGTAGATTAAAAAATGGCAAACACAACTAATTTTGCAATCGAGACCCCTACTGTCGGAGGATACCGTAACACATGGGGAGGAACCCTGAATACGGGGTTATCAAAAATTGATGAACTGCTGGCACTTGCAATGCCTATTGGAACTATCCAGATGTATCCAAAGTCATCTGCACCAACTGCAACCCCAAACGGAGGTACTTGGTTGGTCTGTGATGGTGCTTCACTGATAAGGACTGACTACCCAGATTTACACACTCTGATAACTAACACATACGGGACATACCCTTCGGGCACAACCTTCCTGCTGCCAGATATGAGGACAAGAGTTCCAGTAGGTTACAGTGCTGCCACACTTGGGTCAGGCCCAACTCAGAGAACACCAAAAGCAATAGCCGGAGTTGCTGGGGAAGAAACTCATATACTTTCTGAAGGAGAACTTGAGGATCATACTCACTCAATTCCATCCACAACCCACACCCACGGAATTACTGATACAACCCATGTGCATACTGGGAGTGCTAGTGGAAATACTGGGAATGCCTCTCTTTCAATTACTGATCCGGGGCATTTTCACCAATTTGATACAGGGCCGGAATATCAGGGGGGGCCATCGTATGACATTGCATTTGATGCAAACCCTGACGATAATAATACTTGGTCCACAGACACAAAGACAACAGGCATTACTATACCAGATCACTCTCATTCTTTAACAACAACTGCTGTAGGAACAGGACTTTCAGTAACCGATGCTGGGCTAATAAATATAACAGAAACTGGTAATAAGGGTTCAAGTTCACCTCATAATAACATGCCACCCTATTTGGTGCTTAATTACATAATCTTAGCAAAACATCCGAGTTTTTGATATGGCAACCATAACATATTCAGTCACTATTGTATCATCCAAGTTCTTAATTGATGCTTCCGGGCCAACAACAAAACTCACATTCAGGGACGGAGATACATACATTTTTGACCAGAGTCATTCTAGCAATGCAGGGCACATATTGCAGTTCAGTGCAACATCGAATAACTCAGGATCGAGTGAATACACCAGTGGGGTCACAAAAACGGGAACACCCGGAAACGCTGGAGCAAAAACCACAATTATCACAAGTGCTAGCACGACTGACACATTATATTATTACTCCTCTGGGGGTGGCACCTACGGATCGGAGTTTAGCAATACTGGATACGTAACTTCAACTGCATACAATATTTTAAAACCAAAAGTGGGAGATGAAAGTTCTCTTGAAAAATGGGGGCCAATTATCAATCATTCTTACGATCAAATAGATCAAGCATTAACTGCCACTGATGCCGGAGGTGTGGCAATGGCAATAGCACTCGGATAGCACTGATATTAAAGGATAAATATGGCAAATACATTTTTAAATGAACAAGTTAGAAACGTAACGACTAATGCGGATGTAACTTTAGGATGGTCATCTATAGGTTCAGCAGTAGGTTCCCAGCAACGAGCAATCATAGGACTGACAGTAGCAAATACAGTTAGTTCAGTAATCTCTGTAAATGTTGTTATTTTAAATGGTTCTACAAGGACGTATCTAGTTAAAGATGCCCCGATTCCAACAGGAGGTGCTTTAGTGGTTGTCGGAGGTGATCAAAAAGTGGTGTTGGACACTGGAGATGTAATCCAAGTGAAAAGCAACACGGCAACGAGTGCCGATGTAGTCATGTCAATGCTCGATATAACATAGGAGAATAGATGGCATACTTAGGAAGACGAGGTGGGGCAGCAGCCTTAACATCGGCAGACATACCTGACAATAGCATAACGACAGCTAAGATTGTTGATGATAATGTAACGGCTGCAAAGATACCTGCTGGAGCAGTCACAAGTGATGTGGTTTATCTTGAGAACAATACATCAACCCAAACCCTTTCTGGCACATACTCTACAGAGAGGTTGTATTTCAACGATTCATACCAACTGACAGGAGATGTAAACGTAACAGGACACTTAGCACTAGGATCAATAGCCGATGAAGACATAGTAATTACTCAGGACAGTACAGAAAGAACAATAACAGGTTCAGGTACACTTGAGGCTGGCAATGTTTTACAGGATACACATAGAACTAGCCTGACAGATATGACAGGTGTTTTGGGTAGTGTTGTTACTGGTAGTCCAAATCTTAATCTTGGAAATGCTACGTTCCCTAGTGGTCATGTGATAGAAACTGTGACTGACACCCATGTTTCTAATGCTTCTATTCAGGTAACAACAACAGGAGCCGATGTTTTAGGGAGTGATTTACAAGTTACTATTACACCTACTTCAACAAGTAATAAACTATTAATAAGTTGTTTTATACCGGGCCTTTATAATAACGCAACCACAAATGCAGGACTTCATGCTGGGTTTCGTTACCATGCAAATTTTTCTGGAACTGATGGAACTATTTTAGGTGAAAGAGAATTTATTAGTGATCACTATAACTATTTCGGAGCTGCCACAGCTTTATTATCACATTTATTTTATCACACGGTGGTTAATGCTCCGGCTACAACTTCAATAAAAATACGCCCATGGTTTAGAGCAATAAATGGCAGTTATAACTGTTTTGCAAACAGTAGTAATACCGCTTTTAGTGTTGGTTCTTTAACCGTACAGGAAATAAAGGCTTAATATGGAATTAGATAAACCTAAATACATTAATGCAGTAGAAAGTTTAGTCGGAGGGGAAGTAGGTGGATATTCTGAAGGCCCAATATCTAAAATAAGACTATTCGATGAGCAGACACCTCCAACTGAAGAAGCAATTCAAAAAAAACTTGTTGAGTTATTAGTAAAATACGATGCTCAAGCCTATTCAAGAAAACGTGAAGCAGAATACCCCTCTTTACAAGAATGTGTCCATGCGATTTTGGACGATACCCTCGATGCACTTCAGGCCAAACGTGCAGAGATTAAAACTAAATATCCAAAAGGAGGATAACTTATGGCAAACTTAATAATAAAATCCTCAGCAGATAATTTAGTTTTGCAGGGGTCAGATGCTTCACCGGCTATAACAGTTGGAGCAACTGGTACAACGACATTTGCAGAGAATGCAACCCTGTCTGGAACAGCAAACAATGTTGGGACTGTGACTGCTGGTTCAATAGCAGGAGGTGCTATCACAAGTGCAACAACATTTCCAGTCGGACATATACTACAAACTGTTCAAGATGTTCATAAGAGTGAAGCCCACACAACAAGTGGTAATTTTAATACTCCAATGGGGTCTGATTTAGAGGTACAAATAACTCCTTCTTCCTCAAGTAATTATATACTTGTATCAACTTCATGGGAAGCAGAATTTTCAGCTACTGGCACACATGGATGTGCAGACTTTTATCGTTCTATAGCTGGAGGAGCAACTGTTCAATTTATTATATCTAATTCTCTTACTGGTGAGGGTTTTGGGCAAAATCGTGTTTCTTCTGCTTCGGGTAGATATATAGTTTCATACAGCTACTTAGATTCTCCTAATGTGAATGGTGTGGTTGTTTCTTATAGACCTTCTTTGCGAAATAGCGGTTCAGGAAATTTTTATATTGGTTCTGGGGCAAATGGAGGATCAACAATAATAGCACAAGAAATAAAAGGATAATATGGTAACTTTAGGTAAAGACGGAAAAGTTAGACGAGGTGATGCAATTACAGCATTAGTAGGAGGGCAAATTAGTGGTTCTTCAGATGGTTCAAATACAATATATCATGATGGACAGACACCACCTCTTAAAGCAGACATAGATGCTAAAGTAATTTCAATGCAAGCTGAGTACGATTCATTAGCATATTCCAGAGCAAGACAAGACGAATACCCAGATTGGGGTACGCAGCTCAATAAAATTTATGACGATGGCCTAGCCAAGTGGAAATCAGAAATGGTCGATCCAATTAAAGCTAAGTATCCAAAACCCTAACTAACTGAAAACATGGCATACATAGGACAGGAACCCGGACAAGGGCAAGCAGAGAGGTTTATCTTCACGGCAAGCGGTGGTGAGACTACAATCACAGCAGATGACGATGGTCTTTCATTAGGCTATACCGAAAATCAAGTCTCAGTTTACCTAAACGGAGTCAAGCTAGTCGTAGGTACTGACTGCATTGCAACTAACGGAAGCACCATCACAGGTCTGTCAGCACTAACAGCAAGTGATGTCGTTGAGGTGATTGCCCTGTCAACCTTCAGTCCAGCAGATACAGTCCCTGCAACAGGTGGCACGTTCACAGGTAATGTCATCATGTCTGGCAACCTCACAGTCAATGGTACTGAGACAATAGTTAATACTCAGACTTTAACTGTAGAGGACAAGAACATTGAAATGGGGAAGGTTGCTTCTCCTACGGATACAACAGCAGACGGAGGTGGAATTACCCTGAAGGGTA